TCTCTTCCGCCCTGTCGGCGGTAATGCCGGTGAACTCGGCCATGGTTACTCCTTACGCGTCGTCTGGGATGACGGTGGTATTGCCGCCATCGGAGATGACGTAGGTGCCATCGCCGTTGTCGGTTCCGTTGATGTTGTGCATGATGAAGGCGTCGGGACCCAACTCCTCGATCAAGTCGCTAGACGCGACGACCGTCCAGGTGCCATCGAGATGGTCATGGACAACCACCGTGTCACCGAAGTTCATGAGCTCGTAGAGCTCCAGAGGAGTCGGCATACGACCGGGGGTGTCGCCAACGCCGTACATGATTCCCTCGATCTCACTGATCACAGAAGGGGACATCCCTCTCGTGTCGATGATGTAGTGGGCAGTCGGTCGGTAGCCCGGAAGCTTGACCGGTGTGCAAACCACCTCGAAAGTGAACTCAACGGGGGTAGTGTCACTGCCGAGGGTGTTCCGCTTGCGCTGGCCGATGTTGGCCATGCAGTTGTAGACAAGGTGAAGCTGGTACCCGAACATGTCGCCCTTGGACCCACTTCCGACGAGGGTCCGATAGGACATGTCGAATTGCTTGGGCTTCTGGTTGTCGACGTAGAGGCCGTCCGTTGCCTTCGGAATGCCGACGCACTCCCCGAACGCGTCTGGGTACATGATCGACGTGATGGTTCCGACGAAGTCTCCTGGCTCGGCGTCTGCCAGGTATACCACGCCGTCACGGTACAGCAACTCCGTGCTGCCCTCACCGCCCTCGTCGAAGCCGACAAGTCCGTTCCAGGGGATCGGTGCGGTGAGTGACTGGATGTACAACACGCCTCGGTCGAGGCCGTGCTGGTAGTACCGCTTGTCGGGATCGTCCCAGATGATCATCGGGCCTCCTAACCGGATGTGTTGAAGAGCTTCTTACGGCGCTCGTTCTCCTTGCGCCAATCGGACATGACCTTGGCAGGGTTCCGCTTCTTAGGCGGTTGCTGCTTGTAGCCGGTGATCTGGATGAGCATCATGAGACGGCTGAAGTGCCAGTCCTGTGCTTCCCAGTTGATCTTGAGGGCGGTCATCCAGAAGTAGACCAGCTCCGTCGTCGTTACCTCAGCGTTGTACTGACTCGTCGTCTCTTCCTGAGGAACGGATGATGCGGTCTGATTCTCGTTGATGTACTCGGACAATCGCTCCAGTTGCTCTGCTTCCAAGGCGTATACCAAGTTCGGATCGACCTCCGGAGACAAAAGCATGCACTGGTAGTAGTCAACCATTTGAGTTGGCGTCTTTTCACGGGAAGCCAAGAAAGCGATCTTGTACTTTGACTCCCATTTTGACAGAGAACGAAGAGAATGCTCGAACTGGAGCGTGACGATTTGTCCTTCGTTCTCGACTTGCAGTTCGAGCATCTCTTCTCCTCTGTGGGGCCACTGCCGGGGCCTGCTGTCTACCTAGGTTCACAACTTTGGCCCCGGCAGTGGGGTCTCACGGACCGGTCGCGAGCAGCGTGTCGACCTCGTCGGGCAGCGGAAGCCGCGCCGGAGCGACGTCTCGACCGTAGAGCGCGTCCTCGAGAGCCGTCAGGCCCGCCGGGTCCACGTCTGCGTCGGTGCTGTCGACCTTCACGATGGCCGTCGGCCTGTGGCCGGTGACCGCGACCGGAGTCGAGGAGACGGTCCACGAGAACGCCTTCAGCTCCGGGCTGTCGTTGATGGTGTTGTTGGCCTTCTCCGAGGGGGCCGCCTGCAGGCCGTAGGCCAGGTTGAGCACGTAGCCCAGGTCCTCGTCCTCGGCGGTGCCCTTCAGGTTCCTCCAGCAGAAGCCGAAGGTGGGACGGGCCTGCATGCCGTACTGGGCACCGTTGGCCGTCTTGACCACACCGTCGTGGAGGAGGAACTCCTCCGGGAAGGTGAAGGCCTCGATGGTCGCGTTGAACTCCTCGAGGGAGAGGAGGTTCACGTAGACCATGTTGTCCGCGTACTGCTTGTTGCTCTCCGCGCCGGAGGGGGACTCGTTGACGGCCGTGAGACCGTTCCACGACACGCCGGAGGAGTACACGCCCGCGGTGGGGGTGTAGAGGACGCCGCGATCGACACCACGCTCGAAGAAGCGCTTGTCGAGCTCGTCCCAAGTGAGCTCTGCCATGAGTAATGGCCCTTTCTGTCAGAAGTACATCTGGAAGACGAAGTGATTCAGTCCGTCAGTCCGGAAGAACCGGTCGTAACGAACGTGCTGAAGCCCTTCCACGAGGTCAGGGATTTGACTGTCAGGCGAACGGTCGATGATCGTGATCGTGTACGCCTTGCAAAAGAGGTACTTGATGTTGTCGGCGAAGTTCACATCGCTCGGCAATCCCCGCTCGATCATGATGCAGGGATACTTCAGTCCCGTCGTGGGGGCCTGGATATACGCCTCTTCGACGCCATCCAAACTCCCCATCAGTTCCTGAAGTTCACTCAGGGGTCGGGCCATTGTATTCCTCCCCCATATAGACCACGATTCGGGGCGGCTCGTCGACGATCGAAGCGATCTGCCAGCGATGACCCTTGTACGTGATGTATCGGATGTTGGAGTTGTCCATTGGCCCGACTCCCCGAGCAGGGACGGAGATGCTGGTAGTCGTCGCGTACTCTGGGAGCACGTTATCTGCACTACGCAACACCTCCGTCCGCTGCCGAACGGTACCTAGAACGGGTACCTCGGTGACTGTCTCTTCCCAGATGCCGGGACGGACTTCGGTTTGCTCGACTAGGCCGAGCGCGCCGGAGTACCGCACGGCAGGCCTGGATCAGGCCTTGTAGCGGAAGGTCCAGGTGTCCTTCATGTCGCTGTCGGACTCGAAGTAGTGCGACGAGTCCGGCGTGGCCTCGATCACGACCTGCTTCAGGGTCGTGTCGTCGAGGGTGATGGTGGAACCGCCGACCAGAGTGGCGCCGGTGTCCTTGCGCTTGTAGACGACGCCGGTCTCGGTCGGAACCGTGACGACGTTCGCGGCCACGGTGGGCTCGCTGATGTCCTCGACCAGGGTCTGCGACTCCGGGTCGACCTGCATGAAGATCTGCGCGCAGTAGGGCAGCGTGAGCGCCCCGCTGAGGTAGGTCTCGATCAGGTACTTGTACTGGTTGAAGTCGATGTCGAAGTCGTCGAACAGCGTGACCTCTCCACCGCGGTTGGTGCCGAAGTTGTAGTCCGACAGGTCCAGCACGATGGCCAGGCAGTCGTCGGGCATGAGCTCCGTGGGCACGCGGACGATGCTGTTGACGTCCATGTCGCCGGCGACCTCGGAGAGGTTCCGGTAGATGCGGTGACCGAAGTCGTCGCGGATCGTCAGCAGGCGGGTCGCCACGCGGTAGGAGACGAAGGCCGTCTTGTTGCCGGAGCCCAGGTAGAACTCCTGCGACTCGGTCACGGTGTCGAGCAGCACGTTCCAGTCGGCGCCGGAGGCGTCGGGAGCGAGCGGCACGAAGTACCGGGTCGAGTAGAGGTCGTCGTCGTTGAAGATGGAACGGATGCCGTCGCCGGAGGTGCCAGTGGGCTCGGGGATCTTGTCCGGGTTGAGCTCGCCGCCGACCATGACGGGACGACCGTCGCCGAAGAGACCCGCACGAGCGATCTCCTCGTCGAGCTTGCCGCGCATCTCGACCTTCATCCACGCGACGACGTCGAAGTCGACGATGTCGATGATGTCCTGGCGGTCCAGCTTCTGCTTCTTGTAGATGAAGGCGGGCCCCGTGGTCCGCTTGAAGACCGGGAACACCTCCTCCACCTTCTGGCCGGCCTTGATGTAGCCGCGCGCACGCGCCTCGTCGGCGGTGATGTCGGCGTAGGCCGTCTTGACCCGCGAGAACGGGCTGTGCGAGGTGCCGGCGAGGAAGGTCTTGACCCACTCCTGGCGACGGTCCACGAACGTGGGACGCTGCATCAGCGCCTGGGCGTCCGGGAACAGGATCTCGATGTTCTGCAGGCCGTAGTCGTCGGCGTGCATGAGCTCCTTGCCGCCCTGCGAGCGAACGAGCTCACGGAGCGAGAGGCCGTCGGAACCGCCGGTGGCGGAGTTCCCCTTGGCCTTGGTCAGGACGGCGGCGACGTCGGAGTGCTTGAGCTCCTTGGTCGCGGTGCCTCCGCCGTTCTCGGCGTTGTCGAATGCATTGCGGCTCATCTGGGTTCCCTTCTGAGAGGAGTCGGAGTGGGTGAGCTGCGGCTCCTCGGTGAGGGCCTCTGTGACGGCTTCCTTGACGATGTCGTCAATGACGCTGTTGACTGCGGTCTGCTGGTCCTCGGAGAGGGTCTTCAGCACGTCCGCGACTGTGGTGTCGCCCTCGGCGGGCTTGTCGTCCGGGTTGTCCGGCGTCGCTGCAGGCTCGGCCGGCTGCTGAGGCTCCGGCTGAGGCTGCGTCTCGGGCGGCGAGTCCGAGTGAACGATGTCGCCACCGACGATCATGAACTCGTCGTCCTCCAACGCGCCGTGAGCCAACACGTTGTAGATGGAGGCTCCAGCGTTGGCGCCGGCCAGCACGAGGCTGGTCTCCTGAATGACCCCGTCGTGAACGAGGGCCTCGTTGTTGCCCAAGCGCTCGTCCAGGTCCTTGGCCCAGATCGAGTACTTGTCGAGGTCTCCGTGACGAACGGCCTCCCTGGCGTCCTGCGCCTTGGAGGATCCGTTGAGGTAGGAGTCACCCCAGATGCCGTCCTCCTTGGCGGAGAGGATGGTGTAGCCGAGGACCTGGCTGATGTCGTTGTGCTGGTGCTGGTACACCAACGGGACCTTCAGCGTGTCCTGGTGCTTGAAGGCTCCCGGCTGGATGGTGCGCCCGTCCGTGCAGCGGATGCCGTACTTGGTGACGTACCCGGAGAAATCGGGTTCCATTTTGACCTCCTTCGGTCAGTTTGTTGCCTTGGGCTCCGGCGGCTTGGGTGCCGGAAGCGACTCAAGGATCGGACCACTGATGTACTTCTTGGCGACACCGTCCGCGACGGACTGCATCGTGTTCTGGGCCGCCTGCTGAAGTACCTTCTTGGAGGTAGTCGACAGCCATGACGGATTGCGCTCGTTCAACTTGTTGATCTTGGTGAGTGCCTCAGTGCGGGCGTTGAAGAACTTGAGATCAGCCTCGGTCATCTCGTGTGCCTTACCAGACTTGGCTTGCGCCGCGAGCCTGGAGTAACGAGCAGACGAGGTCTCCTCACCGGTGGCAGCCTTGAGCCCCGCAGTTGCGGCGGCTGCCTTCTTGGTCGGTGTGACCTTGTGACCTTCCGCGGCCCGACTCTTGGTGTCAGAGGCCAGCTGAGCATCAGTGCGACGTCTGCCCCACTTCATGCCCATGATCCCGTGTTGTTCGGCGTCCTCCGGTTCCTTCTGGAGAAACGCCAGGTAGTTCCGCATAGTCACCCTCCTCTCAGCTGTTGGGCGGCGTGGATGGCTTCTTTGAGTTGGGCCACCGTGTTACGGATGGCTGTCTTCAGCTCGGTTGCACTCATCTCGGAGGCGGTCTTGCCCGAACCAGGTGAGGAACCACCCGAGCCCTTGGAGGCACCCTTCTGGAGGTTCTTGATCTGCTGCTTGTGAGTGTCGCGGTAGTGCTTGGAGTCCTTGGCCGCCTTGGTCTTGTCCGCCTGGGTAGGCTTCTTGTTCACGGCGCTGGACTTCTTCTCATCCGC